AGTGGCTACGGCAGGTGTCGATAACCTTGGTGCTATCAACTGGCTATATAAGCAGTGAACTAGCAGTCGCTAGTTGCTCATCGCAGTAAGTGTTTTCTAATAGCATTAGCTGGTAACGGGCAGATGTAAATTAAGTCCCGTGTGAGTCTGTTCCTAGCTGCTTATATAGTCAACCAGTTATGCGGTTGAAATCACCAACTACAAATAAGCGAGAATAAGAAATGGATAAAAACAAGAACCTTGTTGAAGAAGAGAAGATTTACGATAGTGTGTATAGTATTTTGTTTGGTGCATTTTACGACGTATCTCATAAGAAGTTAGACAAAATTACGCGTAATATTACAAAAGTATTCTTGCGCTATTTAGCGAATAAACATCAATAGAACATCAATAGAACATGTAAACAACATACATGTACTTTACATACATTTAACATAAGGACAACAAATGAACATAACACACTACGATTTATTCGCAGGTATAGGCGGCTTTTCGCTAGCGCTGGAGGAGGTATTTAATGAAGCAAAAATCAACCATATCTTCTGCGAATGGGCAGAGTTCCCAGCCGCAGTGCTTAAAAAACACTGGCCGAACGGAATATTCTATGGCGACATCGCCGACCTTGTTACCGACACCAACAGCCAGAGATACCAGGATGGTGTCGCCAAAACAGAAACCGCGAGACGATCTGACCTGTGCAGTGGAACTGGGGGCGACAAAAACCAAGCACTCACTATTCTCACTGGCGGATTCCCCTGTCAGCCATTCAGTCACGCAGGGCGAAGAAAAGGCACGGCAGATGACCGCTATCAGTGGCCAAACATGTTTCGAGTCATACAAAACGTCAAGCCAGACTGGGTCATCGCTGAAAATGTGCGTGGCCTCGTTACTTGGAACGACGGCATGGTACTCGAGCAGGTGTGCGCTGACTTGGAAGGCGAAGGTTACGAAGTCCAGCCGTTTATTATTCCAGCTGTCGCCGTCAACGCTCCGCACCGACGAGACAGGGTCTGGATTATTGCCCACTGTGCAAACCCAAGGGCTAAAGGTTTGCAAAAACAGGAAATCAGTCCCGATGATGCTGCCGACGCCAGACGCGTCAGACGGAAGCAGGGGTCCAGCGAAAACATACAACCCGAAAGCAAAAAGCCAGAGCGGCAGAACAGTCACTACCTTGGTTGGGAGCGGGACTGGCGAGAAGTTGCGATTACAACCTGCAATGCCCGAATGGATGATGGGTTTTCCCGAAAAGTGGACGGAGTTTCCTATAGCTTCGCCAAGTGGCGGAACGAATCAATCAAAGCCTATGGTAACGCCATAGTGCCTCAAGTAGCGATGGAGATATTCAGAGCAATTAAGATGATGGTTGAATTAAATTATACGAAATCGTGTAAATAAGGAGAATATTTATGAAAGATGTAATTTATCTAGTTGTCAACGCTAATCAAGTAGTTAGAATGACCAAAACACTGCCAACTCTTAAGCGTGGCGAAGTGCCAATTAAAGTGTCAGTTAGTGTTGACGACAACGCATTTAGCACGCCGACGATTTCACGAGAAGTCATCGTCACCGACTGGCAGAAAGATGTAAGACTTAATGATTTAGAACTTCGTCAGAACTTTATCACGGAAGAAGAGGCTGAGATGATTAAGAGCCGTCGTCTAGAAAGAATGCAGGAAATATTATCAAACAATGGTTATACAGTTGTCCCCAATTCGGTAGACGATGCCAACTAAACCACTAATTTTGTGGACATAAAGAAAGGAGATGTCAATGATTTACGAAGTAGAAGTTAGGCAAACTACTGCAGGTAGAATTCTCATTAAGGCTAACAGCCTAGAAGAGGCAGAAGAAGCTGCTAATCGATATATACAAGACGAATATAACCTTACCTCAATATATTTTGACGATATTTTAGACTGTGATGTCTGGGACGTGTCAGAGGTATCAGCGGCAGACGTCGTTAATGATGACGCAGATATTATCAAGGCGGAGGATGTGTTATGACAAAACTAAAACTCAATGACGTTGTGCAGTTTAATGAAAACCACAAATGGTGTGGTGCTTTGGGAATTGTGAGTGAGATTAAAGAGCTCAAAAACGACACAAAGTATCTGATTGGTGTGCCGATTCCCGAAGCGGCTAGTGTTAGCACTGCCTATATTTTTGTTATGGCAAGCGAGATGGCATTAGAGCGAATTGGTATAGCAGAGTTAGGAGTTGACACGTTCGAAAGTTAACCATTATTAAACTTAAAATCCTTAGTTAATAAAGAAAGGGGTATTAAATGAAAATCTATAACGTTGGCAGAGATTCTTTAGATGAATATGATTTAGAATATTTAGATAAAGAAGCCTATGAATATCTTATATATAACTATGAAGTGGGCGATTACTGTGGAAGTGGTGCAGCAGTGTTTAAAGATAACAATGATAAGTTCATACTGATAGACCTAGGTCACTGTAGTTGCTATGGTCCATTGGAGGAGCGTAATCCGAAATGTATCTACTCACTAGAAGAAATAATTAAGCTACTAGATAGACGTTGCCAAGATATGTGGGGCGAGTATGTCAAAGATATTGCTAAAAAGTTTAAAGAGTTGGAGGGCTAATCTATGGAAGAAGATAAAATAAACGTTAAGGAAGCAATTAAATCTTTGCTACTTGTAATAATCATTGGGCTCTTAATCATCATTTGTGTGATGGACGCTAGCTCTTTCTTATCTCGAGATGAAATTTGCCAGAAAAATTTTGGTAAAGACTATATCTGGCAAAGCGGATATAGAAGTGCAGATTTTTGCGTAGACAGTTCAGGTGTCCCAAAGTACCCTAAAACATGGAACGAAAGGAAACCTAATGCGTAAAATAAAGTTCAGAGCCTGGGACAACCTAGAAAAGGACTACCTTAACGAAGAAGACATAGCTATAGACAATCTGGGCAATATATTTATATTTGAGAGATACGATAACAATGACGCTGACTTGTGGTATACGCGACTATTACCAGACCTAGACAACAAGCGGCATGTTATTGAACAATACACAGGACTAAAAGACAAAAATGGTAGAGAGATTTATGAGGGAGATATCATCCGAGCCCCAGAGTATATCGGAAGAATATTTTATGACGAGGAATACGCCTATTTTAAGTTAAAAACATCTCGGTCAGACCATTGCTTTATAGCACTAATGCAGCAATTGGAAATTGAGATGGATGATTTAGAAGTCGTTGGCAATATTCACGAAAACCCTGAATTGCTGGAGGAGAAACATGAAGATTTATAAACTCTATGCTGATTCAAAAGATAGAAGACCCAATTTTCAAAAGCTAAACAGAAATATCTTATCCATATTAAATAAAGACGAATATCAATATATTATTTACGATTATAAACATGAGACACCAGTACTGAACTATGGTGTGGCAGTATTTAAAGGCACTAATGGAAAGTTTGCGGTTACATGGTTAATAAATTGTAGTTTTTGGAATCCGTCCAGCAGCGAACCGCCAGAGGGTTGTGGTCCAAAATGCACCTATTCGTTGCAACGGGCTATGGATGCATTAATTGTAAGGTATCTGTATGAAGCTGATCGGTGCTTATTCAGCAATTATGATCTTGACTTTATGCAAGCTATCCTTATTAAGCCGTGTATAGACAACGTACTAAACAAATTAAATGAACTGGAAAATAAGTAGTCTATGCAGACAATCCTAGATCCGTGCTGTGGTGGTCGCATGTTCTACTTTGAGAAAAACCACCCGAACATACTATACCTCGATAAAAGAAGCGAGGTAGTCGAGATGAAAGACCGTGAGGTAATTCGAACACTAAACATCGAGCCCGACTACATTGCCGACTTTACCAATCTAGACGAGCCTAACAACTCTTTCAATTTCGTTGTTTTCGATCCGCCCCACCTCATCAATTGCGGAAAGAACAGCTGGCTCGCCAAGAAATACGGCAAATTAGATAAAGATACCTGGCAAGAAACCTTAAGCAAAGGCTTGAGCGAATGCCTACGTGTCGTAAAGCCTGGCTGTGTTGTTGCTATGAAGTGGAGCGAGCACGACATTAAAACCACTGAACTACTAAAAATATTACCTCAGAAACCAGCTTTCGGTGATAAGTCTGGAATGACACGGTGGCTGTTTTTTGTGAAAGGAGTTGAAGTATGAATATAGATACAGCTAGGGTTAATCATGCGATGATACAAGAGATTTTTAATAGACTCTTGAAAGAAGTCATTATTATTGATGAAGATCCTCGAACAGCGTGTGCGTCTAAAAACGGACACGTAGATTATACGCTACCATCAGGATCTATTAGGATTAACCGAGACCGGGTGGAGTGGTATTGTGCGCTGATAGACTCTTTAATCCGTCAGGAAAGATTGATGGCCGTCAGGTCAGAACTGAACGATATTCTTGACAGCTGGGATGTAGAAAACTTTCACGATCGAAATGCTTTGAAAGACAGACTAATCTGTTACAGCCGTGAACTCCAGGGTTTGTTTGAAGAGCAGGGGGCGCTAGAGAGAGGGCGGCGTTATGATGATTAAGGATTGTACAAAACTCTGAAAGAAGTATTGTAGGAGGTAATATGCTCAAGGAATTGACCGATAGAGAACTAGAAAAGATTATTCACGACTATTTTAGCTATGTCGCCTATAAACAAATGGCAGCCAACGAAAAAATCAGGGAGTTTTATCAGCTCGATAATAAGGCGTCGATTGACGTCAGTGGTCTTGTAAAAGGACTAGTCAGGCTTATAAATGAAGAAAAGGAAAAAGCCAAAGTCAAAACCCTTGACCACGCCTTAGAATACATAGAAGAATATATTAAAGATAGAGAATGTAATACACCCGAACTCACCATCTCATGCAGAGTTACGCTTGATGGAAAAATTAAATACCGTGCTAGGTTTCTTATGGTTGATACAGAAGATAACGATAACACCGATTTCGTGCGAGCTGAGGGTAGTAGTTTAGAAGAAGTCGTAGGTAAGATTGCAGGATATCTAAAGAGTGGGGAACATTACAAAGATGGGAGGAATATTCAATGAAAGGAGTTGAAGAAAGATGTTCATAATAATCGCAGTACTTTTTCGCAATCATCATATTAGTGTCCGTAATTGTGCCGTCGATCGAGGATGACTGAATGAAAATAAGGAGAGGAGGAAGTGATGGATAATCGAGATTTTCTATATATCAGATTGTGTTTTTACTGTATAACCACGGGTATAGCAGGGTTATTTATTCGATATTCCGACATTGGATCGGCTTTAATGTCATTTGCTGTGCTTTTAGCTTTTTGGGGTACGTCAGCAATTCTTAGAGAGTACAACGACACTATAATAGAAGAACGATGGAAAATATCCAAACCTGGTGTATTGGAGATAATACTGATCGTATTGTTCGTTGGTTTGTTTAATTTTATAAGCAGCCTACACCTTGAATATAAACGTCCAGAACAAATAGAGCAAGAAGCTCAGAACCGCTGCGAACAACTGTACGGGCCTGGAGCTGGAACGTTTACAAAGCGTGAATACAGAAGCGGTACATATCGCTATTGTTACGACGCCAGAGGCGACATAAAAGTATTTCATTAATGATAATAAAAGAGGCTAAATATGAGTACTAAAATATCCGACCAAGACCAAAAATGGCTAGACAAGGTTGATGAATTATCAAAAGAAGGTATCTCAATAGCAAAACGTTCAAGTATGGAGTCTGCTGAGTATGTAGACCTGTTACTGAGCAACTTCGATGATAAGAATTACTGTCAAATGGTAATCAACCAGCATGCGGTAGAGGCAGCCATAGGACAATACTTTGCCGACGTTATTGCTCCTTTCTTTTTCGATATGCAAAAGACATTACGAAAGAAAACTAAGATGAGCAAAAACAACGCCGAAACATGCGCCAGAATACATGTAGGGCGATTCATTCGCAACATTGTTAAGGAGTTAAATAAGAGAAATGGATGATAAACTATTCAACGAAACACTAGCAGAGCTGAAAGCATATATTGAAGATAATGCTGAGAGAGTCAAAGCCATCATAGATGAACTCCCTAAATCATACAATATGATATCTATGAGTGAGTCCTTTAATTGTGGTTGGAAGACTGGTTTTAGGCGATGTTTAGCTGAAGTAAAAAGACTTGTGGACGCAAACAATGAAGACACTATACCTCGTAAGAAAACTCAGCAATAAAGAGCATAAGGTCGAGCCTTACAAAGACGATGCTGGTCGTGTCGTCGCCTTTACTGACATAGAAGACGCGAGAGAGGCTGCCAAGAGTATGAAGCCAACCCGCCCACCACAATCGTGGTGTGAGATCATACTAATACCATTTGACGAGATTCAATATATGAATTTGCCAGGTGGTTATGTAATTTATGAAAAAGGAGGGGCTATGAACGATCGCAAGAGAAATCGCATTGAAAACTTAGCAAGATCAATATGAGCCACACGAAGGTTCTTTAGAAGAGATAGATAAATCATGAAGCAAAATATTTTGATAGCATTTTACAATGTTTATGTTTTCTAGTATAATGTGTGCATAAAGTGGGTTTTTAGCTGTTACATTCTGCAGAGCGAGGATGTTAATGGCAAAAAAAGTCTCTAAGGTTAAACCTAAATCTTCTAAAGCACCACCAAAGAAAACGCCCAAAAAGAACGGGCGTCCTTCAAAGTATACCAATAAACTAGCTGATAAGATTTGTCAAATGATTGCCCAAGGGCAATCGGTCCGTTCTATTTGTTCAAAAAAGGATATGATCTCAATGCAGACGTTTTTTCGCTGGCTGCGAGAAAATGATAAGTTTCGTGAGCAATACGCGCACGCGTGTGAGGAGCGGTCGTTTGTGCATGCTGAAGAGATTATAGAGATTGCTGATGACGCTACCAATGATTATATGGAGCAGCATGATGAATCTGACGAGCTGACAGGCTATAAGCTGAACGGTGAGAATATACAGCGATCACGCCTGAGAATTGATACGCGTAAGTGGCTGATGTCTAAACTAAATCCGAAAGTTTACGGCGACAAGCTAGACATGACGACAAACGGTAACGACATAGGGGTTTCTCTCAGTGCGAGCCAAGCCGAACAGCTTCTCAGAGCAAGAGCAGACAATCGGGATTCTTAGAGAGATTGCTGAACATGGCTCATTTGCTGAGTACTGTATTGCTATTGATCCGAAATACCAATTAGAGTGGTTTCATGCTGAAATTGCCAAAGAGCTGGAGCGCGGTTATAGACGCTTGATGGACGGAGAAGATGTCCGTCTGATGATATTTATGCCGCCGCGGCACGGCAAGAGCGACACCGCCACCCAGAAGTTCCCGTCATGGGTATTAGGCAAAAGCCCAAGCATACCAATCGTTGTATCGTCATATTCTGCTGAGTTGGCTACCGATTTTGGCCAAAAAACCAGAGACATCATGCAGTCTGATACATACAGCGCGATGTTTTCAACGCGTTTGCGTGCAGATGCCCGCGCCAAAGGCCGCTGGATCACCAAGGAAGGTGGCGGCTACACCGCGGTCGGTGTTGGCGGTGCATTGACAGGTCGTGGCTTTAAAATTGGCATCATCGACGATCCATTCAAAAACCGAGAAGAAGCAGATAGCCCTGTGATCCGTGAAGCACGTGATGGCTGGTATAAATCAACCTTCTCGACACGCGAGGAAGGCAACTCAATGATCGTCTTTATTCTTACGCGCTGGCATGATGACGATCTCGCTGGTCGAGTACTCAAGGCATCGCAAGAGGCAAAGGCTCGTGGTGAAGCATATGACGACTGGAAAATCATTGAATACAAGGCTATCGCCACTGAAGACGACGAACATCGCAAGTCAGGCGAAGCTCTATGGCCAGCAAAGTTTTCGCTTGAGAAACTGTTAAAAAAGCGTGCCGAAATGGGAAGCTATGAATTCTCAGCACTTTATCAGCAAAACCCAATTGACGAAGAGAACCGCAAGTTCAAGCAGGCATGGTACAAATACCGCGAATTCAGCAAGGTGTTGCAACTTGATACCCGCAACGTCATGACTATAGACCCACGCGGCACAGACGACGTCAAACAGGGTACCGACTATATTGGCATTACCCTCAACTTTATCGATCGTGAAGGTAAGTGGAACGTGATATGTTACCGCACGAAGCTATCCGCAACCGACCTAATCGACCTGATGTTTACTAACTGGAAGCGGTATAACCTACACAAGATCGGTATTGAAGACAACCAGTTTACCCAAGCTCTGAAGTCTGTTTGGGAAGAGGAGATGGTGCGCCGCGGTGTCTATATGGATGTCGAACTGCTGAAGCATGGCGGCCATAGTAAGGCGTTACGTATCGAAGCTCTAGTTCCGCGGTACGAACGTGGTGGCATCTACCACATTAAGCATGGTGACACGAATTTCTGCAAAGACCTAGAAAGTGAACTCAGCATGTTTCCGAAAGCCACCAACGATGACGCAAGTGATTCATTAGCGTATCAAGTACAGCTGGCGCAGCGACCAGAGGACGATGTCGGCAGCAGTGAAGTATATAATCAATCGCTTGCGGATAGAGACGTAACGGCAACATGGAATTAATTAAGGAGGAAGTTATGAAAAAGTTTGTACCAGAGTTTGGCAAAGTCAAAGAGAAAAAACAGCTTAACGAGAACACGACGGTCGAGGTTGAGAAGAACTATCAGAATCGCAGCGTTATCGGCACAAAATTGCATTACGAGGAGCGTTTTCGTGTCGAGTCTATGGCGGAGGCACGGGATAAGGTCGATGAATTAGCGATGCGGATTGAGAAAGACGAGGGACTGGTTAATCCATCAATCCGCTATGACGGCCGAGCAAAAATGTTATACAAAGGCTCATTTGACGTCGTGTTTGAATACACGAGAGTCAAAGCGTGACGGGGGTATTTCCCCAATAAACATAATTGTGATATAATACGAGCGTAAACCACTGAAAAAAACCAGAGTTTACTGCAAATAACAGTAATCTTTGGAGTAATCAGTGGCTTTTTCTTTTCTAACAGAGAAAAACATCTTTGACCTATACGGTACTGCTAAAGAGCAGACCGAACTGCTGACCGAGCCGTTTTCGGAGTTTTCTCGCATTGCTCGAAATAAGCCACATCCGAAAATTCCAAAGGCGTTCCCAAAGACCACTGACGGCACAGCATCCTCAATCATCATTAAATCGCCGCGACGCACGATTCAGCAACTGCCAACTGGCGTCGTTAGTACTGCTGATGAGAACAGTCCATGGCCGATCATCGCCGAGTTTGCCTACCTGGAGAAAATCCTGCCTAATGCCAATACTGAATACGACTTGATTCATAAAAGCTGGATGACAGTAGAGGGCGGCGAGACGTTTGGCTCAGTGGCAGTATACGCCCCAATGCTATACAACGATGGTGAACTGCTGCCAGACTACCTGATTGTATCGTGGCGTGACATTTCCCTCCAGCCAGGCAAAAAATCTGCCAGCGATTGCAGCTACATATTCATGCGTTCATGGTGGCAAGAGGCTGACGTTGATCAACTCATTGATGCCGAGAAAGAACGCCGCCGTAAAGCCAAGGAAGAGGACGCAGAGTATGAGCCATCGTGGGACTTGGAGGCTTTAGAGGAAATCAAAGATGCCATCATCAGCAAAGACGACAAAGCACAGAATGAAGCCGAACAGGAGCGGTCGCTTGACCCATCAGGTATTGAAATCGTCACTGGTTTTCAGGTTGGCGCGGGCGCAACGTTCTACACATTCAATCCTGCTACCGAAAAGATTGTGCGACGCAAGCAAAATAAAGACCCGCGCGGTAAGATACCTATCTCTTGGTATTTCTATGACGCCGATGGTGCAAATCCTCTTGGCCGTAGCGTATTGGAGCTTATTGGTCCTCTGCAGAACCTTATTGACGGCGATATGCAGGCATATCAGTACAACCGCGCTATAGCGTTGCAGCCAACCATTAATGTTTTTGGTAACGTCAACGAGCGCCGACTCAACTTTGGCGCCAACGCTGTCAATAAGATTCAAGACCAAAATGCTCGCATCGAGCCGATGAATATCGACACGACCGCCCTACGCGAATATCCAAACCTGTACGGTTTGCAGAAGTCGCAGATGCTGAACCTAGTCAACAGTCCAGACACCTCAATCAGTGCTGAGGTTGGTAACCCTGGCTTTGGCAAAACACCGCAAGCACTCAAGACTCAACAGGCGCAGCTATCGATTGACGACAACGCCCTACGCAAGGGCTTTGAAGCATTCTTCGAAGAATGGAGCGAGACAGCTATCAACCTGTACTTTGCTGAGCGTAACGGTATAGAGCAAATGCAGCTGGATGATGAAACGGCTGAGAAATTACGAACACTGGAGCGCGACGGTCATGAGCTGGACGGCGTAGTGCTTGACGACAAAAACATGGCGACTATCGATTTTTCTAAAGCGCAGGGTGTACTGAAGTTTAAGATTGACGCCTCAACCACCAAAGTCAACAGCGAAGCGGCACAGCTTGATGCGCTGAAAACCTTGATTCAGACACTGGATTCTAGCCAATCGCTTAACCAAGTCGTGCCAATCAAGAAGAAGCTGGCAGCGTGGAACGCAATTGTCGCCAACTCTGGTATCGACGGACTGGATGAACTGAAGGTTACTGAGGAAGAGATGGAAGAAATGCAGCAGATGCAAGCACAGGGCGCACAGCCGATGGAGCAGACCGAGGGCGAAACGCCAGAAGCTGAGACAGAACAGCCTGCTGAGACAGTGGCAGACGAAGCCACGCCGGTGGAAATGCCAACTGAGCCACAGGAAGCCGCTGAACAGAGCCTAATCGATGAACTACGCCAAATTGGTACGCCAGAGAACCTAATCGCTGAAGTACCGAGCATGGTTGAAAAAGGCTTTACCGAGGAAGAGATAATCGTCTCAATCATGGGCGTTATCCAGAAAGAGGAGGATGAATAATGGAAGACAACCTATATCCACGCAGCACTGAGTACTTTGTGCCGAATGCTGACATGGACGAGCAGCGCGAAAAAGCCAAGCAGGCAGAAGAAGAGTCCGCAAAAAAGGATCTAAATAAGTTGCAGCAAATAATAGATCGCTGGAATGAGCGGATTGATTTTTACAAGTCAGTTGATGCTATCCCGAATGAAGCTGTTACCGACAAGCAGTTATCGACTTACATGCTGGCCCATAAGGAAGTCGTGCGGATTTTACGAGAGGAAAGGAGTGCATTGGAAAGTATCATCGATCCCATTTAGGGAGGTACGTTGCTTTGGTTGGCTAAATCCTCGCTAGTAGCTGACCAAAGGAGCGCATCTCACGCAGCCCAGGTTCGTCACCTGTAATCGACGTCAAAACAATGTAACGAGAAGGAGGATGCTATGCCGCAACCAGAAGCGGAAAGCCAAGAAGTCGTAAATACCGAGGTAGAGCAGGAGTCTACCCAAGCTGAGTCGACGGCAGCTGAAACGAAAAACTCTGAGGCTTCGAGCGAGCCAGACACCAAAGCAGTTATTTCAGATAGCGGCGAGGTGGTACGTGTCAAAGTCGATAAATCCAAAGAAGACGAGTCTGAGGACAAGTCAGACGACGACCCGAAGCCGAAACGGGGCAAGGAAGCCCGCCAAGAGCAACTAGAACGCGATATAGAGGAAGACAATCGAGCTATTCGCGAATTAGTTGCCAGGCGGAATGAAGCAAGAGCTTACCGCCAGCAGTTGGAGCAAGAGCAGGCGCAGCAGTATCAGGAGACACCACCTGAAATGCAAGACCGGCCGCTACCAACACTAGAGCAGATTATGCAGACGGAGAACCCGGAAACGGGAGATTTCTTCACTGAATTTGAAGCTAAGGCGGTGTTGCAAAACCTACAACTACAGCAGCAGCTAGTGGGTATGCAGGAAGCTCAAGAGCAAGCGGCTTACGAAGCCCAAGTCAGTGCATCAATTAGCGGTATGTCGTCAGATGCTGAACGGGCACTCAAGGATTTTCCAGAGTTCGACCCAGAATCTGATGAATATGATCCAGAACTTGATGCTGATGTGGATGAATTCCTACAAGGAATGCTCATTTACGACAACGCTGGCAATATTGTTGGTTCGCGAGAGAGTATATATCAACTATATCAGTCATTCCATAAGGCGAGAGGCAAGGGCGCTAAACGAACGGTGATAAACGATGCAGGTGATTTCCGCGGTAGCGGTGCCCGAATCGAGAAACCGTTCGAGAAGATGTCCACTAAAGAGATGGAAGCTTATCTTCGCCGAAAGGGACATGACGTTTAAGAAAGGCTATAAAGATGGCAACAAACACGACCGCAACACTTTCAGCCGAGATGATCCAGTACCTGGAAAAAACATTCTTGGAGCGTAGTGAAGCGCGCACGATTCATGCTGAAGGTGCGAAAAAGAAAACTTTGGAGAAGAACAGCGGTACAACCGTTACTTTCACCAAACGTTCACCATTCGCTCCAGCGACTACACCGCTGGTGGAAGGTGAAAACCCGCAGGACGACGAGATCAAGAGTAACAAAGTTACTGCAACCCTAAAAGGCTACGGTAAGTGGACAAAAGTCTCGAGTATGCTGTACAACACATCGATTGATCGTGAGATGAAAGAAACGATTGAGATGATGGGGCAAAACGCAGGCGAAACAATCGACGCATTGGTTCGCAACGTACTACATCAAGGTGCAACTGTTCAGTTTGCAAACAAGAAAAGTGCATTAACTGGTATCACTGATGACGACATCTTGACTGTCGCAGAAGTTCGCAAGGCAGTCCGCACGTTGAAGAAAAACAACGCGATGGTCTACCCTGACGGCTATTTCTTGGGTAAAGTTGGTCCAGATACCGCCTACAATATCACTGGCGATACTGCATGGGTTGACGCTCAGAAGTACACCGGCCGACCAGAACTATACAAGGGTGAACTGGGACGCTTGCACAAAGTCCGCTTTATTGAGGCATCGAGCAATCAGATGGAGGAGAGCAGCACTAAGACTGTTTACTCAAACTTCATCCACGGTCAAGAGGCATTCGGCGTAGTGGACTTGGCAGGTAGCGGCTTGAAGAAGATTATCATCAAGATCAGCGACAAGAGCGATACCTCTAACCCGCTCAACCAGTTCATGACGGTTGGTTGGAAGGCTGAAGCGTTCGCAGCAGCAGTGCTTGATCCAAAGTGGATCATCAACGTTAAGACGGGTGCTAAGGACTAGCAACCATTAATCGGGGC